TCGATAGCATATAAAGGATTTGCATCTACCGTACTTGGTTTAACTGGATTCTCATTTATAATAGCAACTTCATTAACTTGCTGCTTTTCATGTTGTACCTGTGCGCTTGCATCTTCTATTACGCATTCAAAAGATATGCGATAAAGGTTGCCTGACCCTCCGCTTTCTTCTTGCTTCATATCTGTACGCCTTAGTGTACCAAAGTTTTCACCGCTTTTTCCATGAAACAATGTATGTATTTTTGTGAGTAACTTCAAAAAGTCAATGGCACTATCTTTATTATAAGACCCTTGATAAGTGTCGCTAAATGTTTCGTAAAAAAGATATAAGTCTATTTGTGTTTCAACATCCTGAATTAGTAAGCCTTTATCATCGCAGTTTCGTGTATTAAATGCTATAAATATAGCCGGTGTTGGAAATGGCACTTCCTCTGTAAGATAAGATACTTGTTCGTGCCAAAGGTCAAGCCATTGGATATCGGTTAGTTTATCTTTAATCTTATCTGCGAGTTCTTGATATAAGTCTGTCCATGCTTCCATAATCAATCATTTAAATGCTGTTTAAATACTATGTCAACTCTACCACGCCAAAAGGTATCAAACATATTCATCATTGTTTTACTCTCACCAATAAATTGTCTTTTATCAATTTTAATTTTAGAGCCTGTTTTCTTTAGAGCCATAGCTTTACAAAAGTTTGCTTTCGCTCCTTTCTTTCCAAGTTCATTGTATTTAGCCCAAAAGAACTTTTTCATTTGAGTTGTAACGATGATGTATCCACCATCATTATGTATTTCAGAATAATCTAGTTGAGACTCATCTACAATGTGGTCTACAGTTGCTACTGTGTTACGAATAGAGCGCATTAACTTACCGGATTTAAACAAGGTGCGTTTCCCGGACAACGGTGTCTTTGATTTTTTCCATGCGGTAAATGATGTATCGGTAAAACCACCTTTCACAAAGCTTTCTTTAAAGAACTTAACCGACTCGACAGCAGCATAACGAGAGGCTTCTTTCTTTAGGTCGGTTGCCATTTTTAAAAATTCAGGTATTTTATTTTGATGTGACATAATTACTTTGTACTTTTGTCCTGATTCAATTACTTTATTGTAAACGAACCACCAAAATAAAGGTAGTGACGCAAGTTACTGCCTTTATTGATTTAAAAAGGATTTGAAATCACGTTTTATTATATTCTTACGGCTGATTTTATAGACATTATTTCCATGAATAATTATTACATTGTCTATGCTTTTATTCATAGTTGGTGTTATGTTTCCGCAAAGCCTTCTAATCAAAGATTCTTTTAAATCATCACCTTTGTAATTACTTAAATCAAGCACAGCATAGGTACATTTTTGATTGTTGCAACTTAGTAGTCTATTCGTGATAAACTTTTCAAGCTCAACCGGTTTTCCTTTTACTTCGGGTTCATAAGTCTTTAGGTCTCCTAAAATATTTGGTGTTCCTATCCCAAATTCAGCATTCTTTGTACCAATAGTTGTTTGTGCATGAGGTCTTATATATATATTATTATCCAATAAATCTGCTATTTTCTCTGCAGCTATCCTGTTTTGAGACAGGTCTGAGGCATCAGCAAAATCATTAACATATATCTTATTTCCTTTTTTTGTTATAATAGTATTATTATACGGTGCATATTGCTTCATTAACTGCATGTTATTGTGTACTGTCCCCTTATCTTTCTTAGCGATGCTTTGTTGATAGTTGTTGTCGTCTTTAAATACTACACCATCCATCCCCGGATTTGTTTGAAATTGCTCTTTGATTGGAACATTTGGAATACCAATAGTAGGATTAGCCGTTGTTTGTTCTGTATAACACCGGCATCCCCAATCGTTCGGTGGAAAATGCGTCGTCCAAAATGCGTCGTTTATTGGTTTTATAATGCCATCTAATGCTTGGTGTGAGTCCCGGACGTCCTCATCCTCCATTGTACGGTATTTAAGATTTGGATAAATGTCCGCATCTTTAATATATCCTTGCCAGTCTTTTGCACTTGCTGCTGAACTAGCAACATAGCGTTTTTCAGTATCCAACCAAGTAGAATTATGCGTTTCTACAATCTTTTTAGCTAGTTTAATGAATGATTCTTTTGACATTCCTGCCTTAGCATCAATGTTATGTAAATCTGTCATTAAGTTGTAAGCCTTTGCTCCGCTAAACTTCATTAAGTTATCACGCATCTTACGTGTGAGTTCTTCACTGTAGTAATCTTTGCCCCATGCTGCGGATGCTTCTTTGTTAAATGCTGCGTAGTTCTTTAGAACTAAGTCCCGGTCTAAGTCTGCCGGTTTTACTTCGCCATTGTAAATTTGTGTGGCAAGGCGTTCTATTGCAGCATCCCAAGTGGCAGCGAAAACAGACGCATATTTAGCGTGTATCCTTGGGGAATAGTACAGACTTGCACCTATTTTCGCATTAGCTTTTTTTTTTGTTGGGTCGGTTGGAGGTGTTGTTTGGTTAAGCACTTCTTTTACTGAAGTAATAGGAAGTCCTGTTATTTCAGCAATTTTTTCAGCATCAAAATTGAATAAGTTACCCAAATCTTTAACCGCTGCAATCTTTTCTTTTAGTGTCAATGATTCTGTATCATCAAACTCAAAGCTAAGGTTTGCGAGTGGAGCATAAACGCTGCTAAGTTTAACCAAGCGTGGTAATATCTCCTCGTTTAAGTAGTATTTAAGTATCAGCTTATCAACTTGGTGACGGTATTTAAGAAGTCGTTCGTGCACTTCGGCAGAACCTACAAATGCTTTTTCATCCGTTGTTCCCGTTCCCCCTAAAAAGAACTTACTTATTTCAGAGTTACAGAATGCGTTAAGCTCTTTGAAAGATTGATAACCGTCGGCGTTTTGGTTGTTGGGGATTTCAATCCTTTCACTTCCTTGTAAAATAGCAAAGTGATTCGAGCGAAATGCCGATAACATGTCATATAGTTCTTCAAGTCGCTTGGCATCCATTCGTTCTGTAATTGCGAATACAGGAGGTACTCCGAACTTTTCAATGTAAGACATCCAAGAGCCTAAGCCTAGTTTCTTGGCAAGAACTACCATTGACACGGTACACAATAGCCCTAAAGAGTAGTCGTTACCTATTTGAACATAGTAATTCGAATAGACGCCTTCTTTGTATGATACTCCATTTGTGTCGTACTCCTCTGTTACAATCATGCCTTTGCCCGGTAGAAAGTTTGATTGAGGTATTTCTTTAACTTCAGCTAGTTCTCCCTTATCATTTAAGCTTATTAACTCAATAAGCTTAGTTCCTTCATAGATATGATTAAGAATGAGCTTAATTAAATCCATAAACCAAGGTTTTTCAAGTAGCTTGTGGGCTTCTAAATCTTCTTTGCCTGCTTTATCTACGAGCCTGAAAGGAGCGCATTGTATTGGTAGGATTCTGTTTTCAATACACGACATCAAGTGTAAGTCTAATTTAAGCGACTCATAAAAACGCATCAATAAACCACGGCGTGGATCATCCGGATTAGTAGCAGCCATTATTGCTGTTGCCCAGTCGTCGATTGTCTTAGCCTTATAGATGGTTGCCTGTTTTGTCCAGTCAACTTTCTTTGAAGCATCACTGCGCTTGTAGTACTCGGCAAATATGCGGTTGTTGTCAGCACTCTTTAAAAGTGTGTCAACTGCTTTTGTTGCGATTGATTTGAGTGGATTAATCATGTGTTTAAACGGTGTTTAAAAGTAATTATTATTTTTTCTATTGTTGCCCCACATTACAGGTGAAGTGTTACCTGATTCATCGGTAAGCAATGGTAGTCCAACCAATGACATTGCACCTGACTGTATTCGCTCAAGCTGTTTGGTTGCTTCACTTAGCATCGTTGCATAATCATCCGGCACTTTGCGTGCTGCATTTCTGCGAACGGCACGAAATACAACTATTTGCGCTATGATTTGGCGTAATATGCTGTTACGTATTGGTGTTTCGGCAAATATTTGCACAGTATCATATCTTGTTGATATGTAACTAATAACATAATCAATCGCTTTGGATTCGATATCGTCCAGTATGGCAGAATCACCTGCGATGTTTGCTGTACTTTCGTCAAGAAAGCGACCTTGTATTACTGCCTCAAGGTCTATTTGTTCAATGTATTTCATTAAGCAAGCTTGTATTTTTGTGTCATTTTACCTGTTTTGTGGCTCTTTTCACCTTCCTTACGGCGTTTGCTAGAACCTACATAGTTTTCGAGTGTGGCAATGGCTTGTTGGTCGGCATCCGGGCTATCGTCGTGTTCTGTGCTCCCTTCCTCTATGGCGCACAGTTGCATGATGCCTACTTGCGTGTCTGAGTGAGATTTTAAGGCTATATTGTAATAAATACGGCTGTTTTGATAGTATGGTTGATGAGATATGATTCTACCAAGTTTATTAACTCTTGGTGTATCATGCTTAATCATGTTTAGGTCTATATCATATTCATTTTCTACCTCATCTATTGCTCTTTGAACCTCTCCGTTCCAAAACTGGGATTCGTATTGCTTAATGAAGTTAACAGCTGAAGGAAGTTTCTTTTGAAAACTACATATCCAAGCAACGGCTTGTTTCATTTTTGACTGTTTTACATAGCAGTCTATCAACCAAAAATTTGAGCCATGCAGACCCCAAACTTTAAACGCATTATAATCGCTCTTTTCGTTGTCTGTATAAGCGATATCCCAGTGCGCAAGTATCATGGTAAATTCTTCGAGTGGTGGAAGTTCAGCCCACTGAATTTGTTCTTCGCTAAATATTGCACCCTCTAGTTTTGTTTCATGGAGATATTCAGCGTACGCACCAATTACTGTCATATCTATTTCCTGCTGTTTATAAAATTCAGCAGTGTACATAGATGCCCATGCAGGTTCGTAAGTAACTTTATTGTATGCCTTGATTTGGTGTACTTTCCAAGATGGGTGTCTTTCTTGTAGTATAGTTTGAGTCATTACTCGCTCAAACTTATTATTTGCATAAAGTAATCTGCGGTTTTCGCTAATCATCGTCGCGATAACATCTCTTTCGATTATTTTAGCCTGTTTTAGCATCCTTTTATGATTGCTAATTGTGTCAGGAGTTTCAAGGTCGTCAATTACCCATAATGTAGGTCTTCTTTGCTTAATGCGGACACCTCTAACTTTCTTCTTTATACCAAACCCTTTACCAATAAATCGTTGGTCTATAGTTTGGAAGTTACCAAACTCCCAAAATCCTTCACACTTTTGAACTCCAAAGTCATGTATTAGCAATTGGTTTCCTTCAAGTTCTGCCTGTACATCATAAAGAAGTTCGTCGGCTCTCTCTTTGCTATCCGACATAAGACAAAAAAACATATCTTCACCACGAGACCACAACCATAATGGTATGATCACATCACACCAAACTGATTTTGCCAGTCCTCGACCCCATTCTGCGAAACCTTTGAATAATGGGTCTTTTTGTACCATTGTTGCAAATTCAATATGAAAATAAGCGCATTTAGCCGTTGCGTAATGGGGTAGATATGTTTCAACAAAGAAAACCACATCTTTTTTAGCCCGGTTTATCCGCTCTTGTTGCTGGGCTTTGGTCTCAAACGGATTTATGTCGGTTGAGTTTTTAGCAATGTCTAGCTTTGCTAAATATACTTTCGCCTTCTGTTCATCCGATTTGCGCTTTGATTGTGCCATTATCCTATTAATAAAGTCTTTTTTCTGACAATTATTGATTGAAATTCGAGTGTTTGTTCCCACAACTCGGGGTCGTGTTCTCTAAGTTCAGAGAATACTTCATCCATTATATCTATAAATGTGCCTAATGAATAAGACCCTTTGTCCATATTAGTAAGCGTTTTATTGAGTTTAGACATTTCGTCTGATAGTCCTGCTGCTTGTTTTCGCAATGAGGATTCTAGCTTCGAATCTTTTGCTTTGATTGCATCTGTTATGTCATCTTCAAGTTCTAAGCGTTGTCTGCTAAGCGAGTTAATGAGCTTTCTTAAATTGTCAACCTCGGTAAATGAAGATTGCATACGAGCTTCTCTTTGCTCTTTCCACTTATCTTCACGAGCCCATGCAGACATTGTTTGCTCGCTTAATTTAAGCAGAATTGCTGTTTCTTTTTGGTCGAGTCCTTGGATAACTACATATTCAAACGCAGTCCTTTTAAGCTTTTCGTATTCTTTTCGAGTAAGCTGTCTGTTTTTTCTCGCTTTTACTTCTTTGCTCATAGTAATTCTTTTATGCAAAGGTTGCTTTTTATGGTGTGCTGCACAAAAAGTGTTTTGCTGTACAGGTATATTTTATGTTATACATAAAGATTTTATTTACTACTTAAAATATTTATGTACAACAGATTGCAATTTTTTGGAGAAAAAAAAGGCGTTCATCTTTGCATTGAACTTCATGCGGATAGTACGCAAAAACAATTAGAGATTTAAGCACATGAGTAAAAATTTGCACATAACAATTAAGGCTGATGGAACGGTAGGACGAGTTGACATTATTGGCTCAATCTCAGAATGGAATCAAAACAATGCGATGGATTTTCGTGAGCGTTGTCAGGTTCTCAAAGATTCGGGAGTGACATCCTGCAACGTATATATGATGACTGTTGGAGGCGATTGTTTTCAGGCGAATGAAATAGTTAACATTCTAAATGAGATGTTTGGTTCGTATACCGCAGAGGGTGGAGCCATAGTTGCAAGCGCAGGTACATATATAGCTGTTTGCGCCACTAATTTCGTAATGGCAAAGAATGGTCAGTTTATGATTCATAAGCCTATGGGTGGTGGTTATGGTAACGAAACTGAGATAGAAAACTATCTTACTCTGCTTAGAAATATGACTAGCTCTTATTTTGATGCTTATGTAGCTAAGTGCAAAAAGCCAAAGGCAGACTTTGAAACAAAATGGAACTCCGGCGACTTCTGGATGACTGCCAAAGAAGCTAAAGACTGGGGCTTTGTTTCCGCAATTAAAGAACCTGTAAAACTACCCGAGCCTGCACAGGCTAAACTCAACATGGTAGCTACTGCAAATATTACAGGTGATGAACTTATCAATTTATTTTCAAAAAATACTAATCAAAATCAAAACGACATGAATTTAAGTGCGATGGCTCTTGCCTGCGGTTTAGCTGCTGATGCTACCGAGGCTCAAGTAATGGCTAAGATTGCAGGTCTTCAAACCAAAGCAAATGCTTATGACCAGTTGAAAGCTCAAACCGAGCAAAAAGAAAAAGACGAAATGGCTGCTAAAATCAAGACTGAACTTGATAAGGCAGAAAAAGAAAAGCGAATTGTTGCTACGGTTCGTGCATCTTGGAAAAAGATGCTTGAGGCAGATTTTGAAGGTGCAAAAGCAGCTTTAGACTCTATCCAACCTGTTGTTGCATTATCGGATGAAATCATTCCGGGAGTTGAAGGTAAAACAGGTGCTACCTACAATGGTAAAACCTATGCTCAATTGCAAGACGAAAACCCTTCGTTGCTTGCTGAATTGCAAGACAAACAACCTGCTGTTTACGATGCCTTGTTTGCAGGGTGGAAGAAAGAAAACGGGATTTAGTAGTATTAATAATTTAAAAAATAGGAGGACATATTATGCCTGTATTAACAGACGGCAACTACTTAAATCAGTACGTTGCACCCCAACTCCTTGTGGAGTTTAAAAACGACAAGGATGATTTCTTAGGTGTATTGAAAGGTGCACCGGCTGCAGCAATTACTGCAGATGGTATTCGCTTTAATAAGTTAATCAACAATGTTGGTTTTTTGGTAAATAATACGGCTGCTTTCACAGCTAAAGCAATGACCGGTAAAAAGGGATTTGTTGAGTGGGAGAAATACGACACCGAACCAACATCTGTAACAGATGCTGAAATTCGTGGGTTAGCTTACGATAAAAGAAGTGAAGTTCGTGTTAAACATTCTGAGTCGTTCCGTAGAGGTATTCGTGATCACGTCGTTTGGAAATTGGCACCGAGTGATGATACAAATACAGATATGCCTGTGATGAGAACTACAGGTGCTGATGATGGTACCGGTCGTAAGCGTCTTACTTTCGGCGACCTTGTGAAGTTCTTGGAAAAAGTGAAAAATTTGAATTTGCCGGATGAATCTCAGTTGTATATGATTTTATGCCCTGAGCACTCTACCGACTTGATTCTTGACCGTGATAGTGCTGCTTATTTCGCAGACAAAAGTATCTTCTTTGATATGACTACCGGTAAGGTTAAATCTGTGATGGGCTTCAAATTCTTTGAAAATAATGCAGTATTAGCTTATACCTCTGCAGGTGTAAAGAAAGCTAAAGGGGCTGCATTGGCTTCAACTGATAGAAGGGCATCAATGTTTTTCTATGCGCCAAATACGGTTT